TATAATGTCTGCCTGTTCAATAACGGGTTGGAGATACTTTGTATAATCCTCTTTACGGCGAAGTATTTGATCTTTTACTGTTTTAGTGGAGTGTCCTCGTTTACTGGTATCCCTGGAAATCTTCCATTGAGTCTTCAGATCATCAGCAGTGTCCATAAAGATTTTCAAAACAAACATTTCCTCAGGACAATAAAAAGTATGAAGGCCACATAGTATAATGTTCTCACAGGATCTTATCTCTTTATCTTCTGTAAACTTACCAGTTTTATGGTCGTAGTCTCTACAGGAGATATTATTTCCTGCTTTCAATTCCATAGCATCATTAATCATCCAGGATATATGATTAGCGGAGGTATTCAAATGGGTAAACTCATCCCAGTGAATATTTCCACGTTCCCATTTATGATACCTATCACACTCATGGATAGTAGAATTAGTTAGGTAGTTATCGAGGATAGCAGCCATAGTTGTTTTTCCACTTCCAGAGTCCCCACAAATAGCAAACATTCTAGGCATGAATTATCCTCTGTAATGATCATTTTTGTTTTCCTTGTGTGGAACAAAAATGATAGGTTGTGCGGTATCTTTATCTACCGTATTCTCATTCTTCTGTTGAACTTGCTTAACAAAGTAAGAGGTCGATGGGGCAAAAACATTAACATTCCAGGTATCGTAATGCCTAACTGGTAGATCTGATTGGTTGCCATCAATATCACCACAATCATTGTGTTCATTTAATTCCCAAAGGATCCTTGCCAAATATCTTTCTCCAGCGCAACTTTCCCAGCGACTAATAACTTTGATTTGGTCTAGGTAGTTGTAAAGTTGTTCAATCTTAGTTTTTTCGACAATAAAGCTACTACACCAACAGAAATTAACTTTATCCCAACTATCGTTAAGACCAAGTTTTGTCATAACGGGAATCACAACATCAGTAATCTCCCCATCTGCGTACATGGAGTTTATCGGTCTTGCAAAGCACGACTCATCCTTCATGGCTTTGAAGTCGTATTTATTCTTGAGGACAAAAGTATCCTGCGTAAATACAAAATATTCGTAATCATTATTAAGATTATTATCTAAGATGTGCTTTAACCCAACTCGATAAGCCCCTAATTCAAACTTTGAGTCGCTGTTATTATCCAAAAGCACAACATTCTCTAAGTTTTCAAGCTGGGAAAATATATCATCTTTGTACTTTGAATTGTTATCAACGACAACAGTCAACGCTTCTGGATAGATGGCTTGAATATTTTCTATATAATATTTTAAGTAAGATTCGTATCCTCTAAAATACTTATGTGCAATAATAAAACAAATGTTATTCATAGTTTATCTCTATTTTCCCAATAAAATGATTCGGTAGTATGAAGAGGGGGAGTTGGGCTTACACATTTCAATACTTTGTTCATTATGCCATAGTTCCTGCCTGTGGTGGACTCTTCATACTTCTTGTTAAACGCGAACTCTAGGTTGAACTTAGAGTATTTTCCATTAACCACATTTATTCCTTGTAGACAATTTTTGGAATCTACATGGTTAATAATCCCTGGCAAGCCTACCGAAGGAATACTTCTGCCTTGAGTTTTGTTTCCATACCTCCACTCAAAGTCTCCATCCTCTTCGCCTATTCCTAAATACCTTTCGTCAAACCAACCAATGTCATCGACAACCCTCCTATCGAACATAGCATGACTCCAACTTCCATTAATTTTAAAAATATCATACGATACGGACTCTAAAGAATCAAAGAAGCTTCGGTCTGTAATTGTCACATCGTCATTAAGAATAAGAACATTGTGATTTGATGAATTTATGATAAGGTTGTTCCATAGTTTTGATAGGCTCCTGAAAGTAGGATACATGAAAACAAACGTATTGTTTTGCTCAGAAATAAACTGTAATACTTTTTTTCTATATTCCTCATCAAACCGTTTATTGTGCTCCCCGTTGACAGCTATGTGTATTTCTGCCTCTGGTCTAAGTTGTTTGATTTTTTGAACAAGAGGTTTTAACCATTGATCAAACCTATATTCGTATGTTGTAATACCTATAGAATATTTCATTTATGCATCTCCCGCATAAGAGTATCTTGTCTAATATGCTCGGGCATCCCAGATGGCTTGGTACTTACTCCTTCTGGGTTGCGGTAATAACTACCTACAGGCTCGACCACTTTAAAGAAGTTTCTACCTTTTTTGGACATACGCAACCACATCTCGTAATCTCCAGAGATGGAAAAAGAAGGATCAAACAAACCATCTTCAATCAGGCTTGATCTCTTTACCATAGGGAAAGGTCCCCCTATACACATTTTTAATAGAGTTTCGTGGCTATACTCAGGCCACTGAAAGAGTCCAGTCACTCTCTGGTGGTCTGAATCTTCACAAACAACGCAGCTTCCGTAAAAAACATCAACCCCTGGATTTACCTTAGCGTAATTCAAGTAAGTTAGCAATCCTGTTGGATACAACCTATCATCGGTGTTTAAATTTAAGACATAAGGGGTTGTTGCTGTTTCTAAAGCTTTATTCCAAGCTTCATAAACATTAATCCTGTCCTCGCATTCAATAATAATCTTGTTAATCCCTTCCCTAAACTGAACATCTTTGATAGTTTGTAAGGATCCATCTGTTGAATTGGCATCCACAAAAATAATATCGAACTCTGCTAAGTATTGATTGTTAACGTTTCGTAGATAACCATCAATCCATTTAGCCGAATTGTAATTCGAGCAAAGAATTGTTACTGACGCAGTATTTTGTTCCATTTTTCTAATATCTCTTCGTTTTCTAAAATAGGTTGCCCATTACTCATTCCGTTGAAGGGTATCCCTGCAAGCTCACACTCGGCCTCTACGAGCCCGTAAGTCTCACTGAGGGATGAGTGGTAGACTGCGCTTACGCGCCCGTACATCGCCTCAGGATCGTCCTCATGGTCTGCTAGTACAGCGTGACCTGAATCAACCCACATCTTCACATGATCGTCAAAATAAGGGGTATCGTTAACTTGCCCAAATAACAACACTTTATCATAGCCATTACCAATAGCTCTTTTAATAGATAAGTGAGTTTGTTTGTTCTCATCAACACTTCCAATAACTCCAGCGATATTATTTTTAGGATTATCCCACTTTATCTTCCTGACGATAGGAGGTATAATCTCTGAAGGACGGTCAATAGCTTGCCACTCCTTTTGAGAATTACTTACGAAGACGATGGAATCATACCGCGCCAGATCAATCTCTTTAAGTGGAAAAACATCTTTCTCATGACAATAAAGGATATGCTTCTTTACCTTTACCTCAGGAGGGACTTGAATAAAATGGCTGATTAGAATATCATCAGGACCAAGTAGGCACTTATCAATCTTAGCAGACTTACATTTATCTAAGTGCCAATCGTTAGGTCCGTAAAAAGTACAATCATACCCATTATCATTTAGTAAATTAGTTAGGTTAATATGAGCAATAGTGCCCCCGCCAGGATGAGTCCAACTAGACACAATCTTAACGGTTTGCTTTTTTACGGGGACCGTAAACTCTGTTGTCAGTTCTGATTTCATCAGATCTTTAAAGAGTTCTTTTTTATCCTTGCTTTTTAGCATTCATGCATTCCTCATAAAGAGCAAGTCTTTGTCCAACAACTTTATTCATATCAAAGTTCTCTTCTGTTAGTTTGTGGAGGTTCTCTCCCATACGCTTTACTAACCCAGGGTTCTTAGCACAGATAGATAGAACGCGAACCCACTCGGTAATAGGTTTGTCTGGGTCGATTAAGAATCCAGTCTCCCCATCTACAATCCATTCATCGTAAGCCCCGCAGTTAGTAGCAACAAGAGGGATCTTATAACGTCCACACTCTGCAACCTTAATCTCAGATTTGGAATCGTTAAAATCATTCATCTCAAGAGGGGCTAGAGCAACATCCATAGCGGTAAACATCTGTCCGTAGCGGTCAGGGGTCTGAGCGTAATGGATATCCCAGTTCTTACCTCCTTTAAAGCCTCGGAGGATAATGTCCTTGTACTTCTTCCAAACATCGTACTGCCAATCTCCTGGAGGGGTGTTGGCGGGAGGATGACCAAAGAAGTCCCATCTAATGTTTTCTCTTCCTACTCTCTGGTTAACATAGTGAGGTACTCCTGAGAAATACCTCAGATCTTGTTCATGGTGAATACCTCCAACCCAACCAAATCTAGTAAACTTCTTTTTAGGTTTAGGTAGCTTATCCATGTTCCAACAAGGTAGATTGTAATCAATGCTATTCTTAATTACAGCCAACTTGTTTTTAGGGTTACAGAATACAGAAACTCGTTCAGCGAACTTCTTCTGAGTTACTGTTACAAGGTCTGAGTTGTTGTAGATGAACTTTGTGATATCCTCCAACCCCTTCTCCTTGTAAACATCGTAAAGCCTGTGGCCTTCGTAGATGTTAGTCAGTAGGTCATCGGTATCGTAGTGTACGAACTTCCCGAATTCTTTAGCCTTCCCAACGATCCTTGCCGTGTAGTTTCCACCAAAGTTGGAGAGGTTCTGAGTGAACACAATGTCTGCCCACTTCATATCTTCGAAGTCCCAGTTCTCCTTCCACGCTCCCGTCTTCTCATCAACGCCGAGAGGGTTCTTGTTCCATCTAAGCTCGACTCTATCTCCGTAAAGCTCTTCCAGCTTCTTCATAGGAGCAATGATTCTGTAGTAGGCACAGCCACCTTCGTTAGCGGGGACACAAAGTATTTTTAGTTTATCACTCATGGTTTATTATAGTTCAAGGTATAAAAGAACCCGCTACTTCCGTGAGAAAAAGTAACGGGTTCCTGCGCCTAGATAGCAGCGCGGTGCTAGATATTAGTACTTGCTTTCTTCTCTTCAGTAGCGTGAGCTTTAGCTGATGCGTCAGAGGAGTGCGCCATGCCTAGAGCAGAGGCGATACTTCCAACAGCAGAACCGAAGTCTACATTCTTATCCGATGGGATGATAGCTTTTGCAGCCTTTACATAGTGCTTGCGCTTGCGTTGACTGAATACGGATACAATACCTTCCCAAGCAGCTAGTCCAGGGATGAAAGCAGATGCGATACCGAAACCAGCATCAATCATACCTCCAATGGAGTCGCCATCAAGTTCACCACCCGCAGGGATGTAAGCAGCGTCATCTTTAAGCTGATCTTTATTTGCCATGACAACGGTAGTGCCTTCAGGAAGCTTATCTTTCACAGAGTCGGGAAGTTGATCCAGAGGGACAATTGGAGCCTCTTCGCCTTCCTCAAGCTGATCAGCGGTAGTAAATACCGTGCCTTCCCCGAAGAATTCTCCGAGAGAAGCACAAGATACAATACCAAAGCCTAGAATAGTAGTGATTGCCAGAGTGACAATAATTTCTTTAATTGAGTTCATAATAATTTAACTTTTTAGTTTAGAGAGGTACTCATTGTCTGGGATTTCTGTATCCTCTTTAGGTGACGATGATGTAGTTGTACCTTGGACTGCCGTGCTGTTAAGTGCAGCGGCAGATTGCTTTACTTCATCATAGTCTTCCAACTTGACAAGACCGTGAATCTCATGCAAGTTGTCCATAGAAGCAGCGATTTCGGACTTAGATCCTAGCGGTGAGGACTTAGGACGAGGAGCGGATTGGTCGTACTTCGGCCACTGCCCATCCATTTCTTTCACGATTTTGAAGTCGTGACCTTTCTCGACATCGGTAATATCACCGAAGTCTTCATCAAGCATAGCACCAATAATCTTCTTGAAAAGGATCACTCCAATAGAAAGAATTTTAATGCTACCACCCTCACGTTCGAGAATGTTCATGTAGTAACGAGCGCGAGGCTTGATCTGACGAGCAAGATCCTCATCCTCTGAACGCCCCGTCTTC